ATGTAATATGACATTCGTGTCCAACACAAAATTCTTCTTTGCTCCCATGGCCTTTCGATTTAATATTCAACTAATAATCAAAGATTTATATTTTAATTTGTTTGCCGAAACACTCTAAAATCTCTATTTCGGTTATTTTTCGGCAAACACTCCATATAAATTTCAATTCTCCGCCTTCATCATATGGCTTCCTCACAAAGATACATTTTTATATGAATTAGAGTTCTTCAAAACAAAATCTTTTTTAGGCAATAATGAATCAAATAAAAAAGAGGATACAGTAACTCGCACCCTCCCATAAAACAATTATCGAACAATACAGTTCATAGCCTCCAAGACATTCAACGCCACTTCCTCGTCCTTTCTCTTGAGATCTTCGAATACGTCCCCAAGTGAATCCTCTGAGGTTAAAGCCAAAAACACAAACCACATCAAGATTTCCTTGTATTGTTTATCGTGGCTTCTTACTATGTCTTGATCCTTTCGAGCTTGCTCATTACTTCTATATTGTTCTTCTTTCAATTCCTTGAGTTGAGAAACATAATCATCGATAGCCATGACAAGTACGGTACTCAATGAGTAGCGATCATCGATCTTACGTCCAGTACACTCTTGGAAGAAGTCAACGGCTGGCATAACCTCTCGATCTCCACATAGCGTTCCAAGTTCGTCATGAACAAGTTTCTCAGGTTTGCTAAAACCTATATTTTCCAAGAAAGTTACCACTAATTGAGCTTCTTCATTTATAAAGTACACGTTTTCCAATAAATCTTTGATCTCTTTGAATCTTTTCATTTTCTTTTGTTTTAATTTTATTTGTTAGTATCTTGGTTACCGCAAATCAAGCAAGATACAATTATGGATGACATAAACATATACGAGAACGGGTAGCGCTAGCGTTTGATATTCCATGCCCAGTATGCGGTAGAAAACCTAAATGCGAGTTCACCATAGGGCGAAATTATATTTATCATGGCTGTGAGCATGATGAAATTTTCAATCTCGTAGAAGCACGCATAGATAAGTTTACTTCACAATATCAATGTCCTAAAGGTCTTGTTCGGAGGGTATTTCACGCACGATAGCCTTTCCTATCATCAAGAATCTCATATGAATGGAGCTAACCAAGTCATCATCTGAGAATCCTTCGGTTTCCTTTAATATGAAATCGATTAGTTCTTTTTTTGTGATTCTCCCTTCTGGATTTAAGAACACTTGCCTTAAAGGAATAGATCACTCAATCATATTTCAATTTCTTACCCACCAAAAATCCCTAGCTTTAATTTTCGCAATAATCCTTTGACCGCTCCTATCAAGCAATCCTAAATCAGTTTTCAAGACTAACCCTTCAGCATCATATGTAGTATCTTCAGCGATCAATGACTTGTAGCCATTACTAACATACTCAATCGCTTCCTCGAATGTCATATAGCCAATCACTGGAACTACCTTGATTGCCAGATCGCCAGCTATCTCCTCTATATCAGGTCTCCTTAACCACCATTTATCAATCTTTACATCGAACAAAATGAAGCTTACCTCATCCTTGATATAGCGACCTCCACCTTTCTGAATCTTCATACCTATATTCATCATAAGATAACAACCGTGTTTTATAAGTATTCAAATCAAGCATGTCTTCTTAGTTGTAATCCGTTAATAAATTTATTGATCTCATCCGGTCCTTATCCCAATATAAGTATATGTTGTACCAACATTTGAGTGATTCAATACCTCTTTGAGCATCATCAAGGATTCTTGGCTTCTCCCGTTTGCCTCGTAAAGATATCTGCCGAATGTTTTACGAAAGCTGTGGGTGGAAAAATGATCAATGGAAAGATTATATCTATCCTTGACATCTTTCAATCTTTTATTGATCTGCCAAATCCCCATAGGCTTGTTCTTATATCCTTCAAATAAATAAGAGTTTACCGAAGGCTTCCCCATTAAAGTATATAATTCCTTTATGATACTAACAGTCTCATCATTCAATCTCACTTCCCGGTTCTTCTTTGTCTTTTTCTCTATCAAGATTATACTATTTTTATTTAGCACATTTTCCCATTTCAACATACGAATATCCGACACCCGTAAAGCCGAAGCAAATGCAATAGTAAAATACAATTCCTCCCAATAAAGCCTATCCTCGCGCAATTTTTCTAATGTTGACAGAAACTCTTCGTATGGAAGATAATCAGACTTTGTTAATACACCTTTTTTTGCCATAACTCTTAATAATTTTGTTTTAATTCTTAGGCAAAGCTACAATTACATTTTAATATAATGCTCTAGCCTTCTCAGCCTTGCTTGAACAGGAATTTATATCATCAGCTACTAAATAAGTGGTATTTTTACTAACTGACCCAGACATGGTTCCACCGGCTTTCGTAATTTTTGATTCTAGTTGTTTGTCTCGAATACCGGTAAAGCAAATCTTCATCCCGGATAATGATGTTCCCAAAGGCTCATCTTTCTCCCAAGCAATAGGAATCTCGTTCCCCCTCACCCACTCAACAAAACCTTGACACTTGTTCGAGAACTCATCTATCATCTTATCACCTACCCCTTTTGTCATAGACATGATTTTTGTCATCACTAAGTATCCAGCAAATGTTAATTCTCCAGAGATCCATAACCTCAAGGTCACATTATCTACATTAGACAATAAGATTGTTGCCTTCTTCTCTCCTATTCCATCAAAACAATCGGATGCTTCCATTAACTTAGGGAGAGAAACACCATCATCAAAAATGCCTCGGTTCTTCTCTATAATCTTGCTAGCGGTATCGTAACCAATGCCATCTATCTTCTGTAGCGTTGAAAGATCCGTATGAAGAAGATCTCCCGGGGACTTGATCTCGGAGTTAAAGATCGCCTTCAAGGTTTCCTCTCCTATCTCATCATACTCCAACTTCTCGCAGAAGTAAATCAACTTAGCCAATAATCTACCGGGACAAAGCGGGTCTGGGCACATACGCTCGACCAAGGAGTCATTCCAGACTGTTTCCTTCCCACATGAAGGGCAGAGCTTGAAAGCTTCCTCCACGACATCATTGGATACAGGATAAATTACGTCTTGGATTTTTGGTATAACCATCCCGGAACGGATTATTTTTATCTCAGCGCCAGTACCAATACCATTATCAAAACAAAACTTAGCGTTATATCCGGTAGGATTGTTAATTGTAGCCCCTTCTAGCTCTACAGCGTCAACAGCCACAGTCGGTTTTAGATATCCGGATTTAGACACCTTGCAATTGACGGATTGAACAGTGGTGATCTCAGCATCCGTAAACTCTTCAGGTTTATAGGCTACGGCCCACTGAGGATTGCCTGTTGATGGGTGACGGCCAATCTCTTTCCAACGCCTCATATTGTTCACGTAGATAACAAGGCCATCAATAGCAAAATCTTGACTCCAACTATCAAATAACTCTTTAAGGAATGAGGCGTTCAAAAAGCTGGCAAATGTATGAAGTATTCTTGCCACATAAACAAAATATGCTTCCATGTGGTCAAGGAGATCTATATAAGAAAATTATCAACCCCTTCTCCAAAGGCTCCGTATCGCATAAAATACACGTGTTTAAGTAATTCCGAAGGCGGATCGTCTCGCCTAAATAACCCAGCCACGGTGTTCCTCGCAGATTTATATGGTTGACCGTTCAATGGATTTATCTTACCTTCGAAATTATCTTTCCATATTGATTTTGGGATAATAGCCTCGCCAAAGGTATATTCAACAGGAGCATTGTCATGATGCCATACAGAAGACATTAGATCCATATGTCGCTTACAGTCCATCCCTTCATTGTCGTTACCACCTCTGGAATATGTCATCCAGTCATTCTCATTGCATAACAAGCTAATACCATCATATTTTGGAGTGATAACCACATCGTCATTTGGTCCTATACCAACTTTATCGAACCACAGACATAGCTCCTCAAAAGTCTTCACTTTATCCAACGATCTCATCGGGAACGGCAGTTTTACTTTCCGATCCACAATATCCATTCCCGGTTCCACCTTTTTAAACCACTCATGATCCGGATTGATGGATCTTAACTCATCAACCAATATGTCATAAGCAAAGTCTGTCATGATAGGAGTACCTTGCCGGTACTCCTTATTTGCTCTTACGATTTTATCGTAGATTTGTTGTTCAATATTGTTCATCTGATTATCTTTGTACTCATAATATAAAATGTATCATGGAAAACAAATTGTTTGATTATTTCAAGGATTCAGGTAAACTCTATGGGCTAAGTGGCGATCAGTTGGTTAAATTCCAACAAGCATGCAACAAAGCTGTATGTGACAACCCTACTTTAGATTTTAATGATCTTCTGATAGTCTGTCAAGTTTACCTAAACACTATAAGAGATTTTCCAGATATGGTTATTTAAACGATATGCTCTTTGCTATTTTTTCTATAGCCATTCGTATCTTGTGTTCAATAATCTCAGCGGTATCATCACTTTGCGTATTGATAACTATGAGATTCCCGATCAATAAAGAAATGTTGACTAAAACTGTTTTATCGTTTCCTTTTTGATTGTTCATTTTGATTGATTGTTTTTAATTGCATGTCTTAGTTTTTGACCATAAGATCTATTATCTCTCTGGTGATGTTGGTTCTCAATCCGGTAAAGAAGCTCTCCTTTGGTTCGCAAGTTTTCCATAGCGATCTTCTTCATCTTCTTATCATCTCCAGTGAGAACACGATCGTATGCCTCGTCCAAAGCATATTTAAAACTTTTGATAAACGCTCCTCTATAACTAGATGACAATCTATCATAGATATAGTTGAAAGATTTGATAAGATCCAAATTGTCGAATTTCTTATCAAAGATCAGCTGGCGGATGCGTTGAGCGGATCTTTCTCCTCCTCCAGTATAAAACTCCACAATTTGATTTTCCATCAAATGATCCAATTGCTCCGGAGTTGCGTTTTCAGAAATATATGCTCCATGTTTCCGGATAGCAGGAAGGATTTCCTTAGCAATCTTCTTTCTGAACGCTTTTGCTGTTTCTGATTTTGCCACCATAGCTAATTCATAAAAATCTGATTCTAAGATAAATAAATCTAACCCAACTTCTTGGGTCAAATATCTATCATCTATTTCCGACAAATATTTCTTAATATTGTCCCATCGAATTGTTTTGGTTATGTTTCCATTCCGTTCCCTCTCTCTTTCAAAACCAAGCCCAATTGCTACATCTTTCAAGTTTAGAAAAATTTCTCCACCTATCATTTGTTGGTAATTAATACCATCAATCATTTCTGTTACTACATTTTGAATTTGTTTGTTCATGATTACTTTTGTGATTTTTGACTATTGGACATAAAAACTTTACCATTCTTATCGGTTCCCACTGGATGAAATGTGGTCGTTCCTCTATCGTGCATCTGGATAGCTAATCTTGCGTCCCATATATCCTTCCAATTTTCAATTGAATACCCCATGAATCTGTGCTGGTTCTCAAATTTAAATTCTACATTATATAATAATTCGTTAGTAGTGAGATCAAGTACCTTACCAACACGCATTTTTACTATTTTCATTTTGCATTAATCGTTATTCCGTTCGTTATGAGGCTGCCATTATACAAACAGGGCCTTATGTATTCCAGTGTTTCAAAATTCTTCAAGAAATCATCTATCGCTCTTACGAACATCCTTTGCTCTAATGGATCTGTAGGAGCATCCTCACGTTTATAGATAACGCAATCTTCCCATGCTCCATTTTCCATTTTCTGTCTTCCTATATTTATTACGACATATAAATGATGCTTGTAATAATAAGTGTTGTTTTCTTTTAATTCGTATTTTTCCATTTTGTGATAGTTTTTAGTGTCCACCAATCCGAAAAGGAAAGGTGGACGTGGTTATTATTAAGCTTCTACTAATTCTTCTACTCTTTCTTCCCAAAGCTGGTGGATCAATGTTCGTCCCTCATGATTCCATCGAATAATTGACTTGAACGGAGAAGGTGACAATAAGGTTTGATGCTCATCTGTTACTTTCCAGCTACCGGATTTCCCTGTCAATACTCCCTTCTTACATAAGAATTGATTCAATACTTGAGATGTCGTTCTCAATTCCGTAGCGATAGTCGTAGTAGTAAAGTAATCTCGATTCTCTACCATACCAGAGTAATATTCCACCTTCGGCTTATCCTCTTCGATCTTGGCTTCCTGTTCCTCTACCTTTTGTTGTAGATGAGCGGATAGAAGAAGAGCATCAGAGAATTTCTGAGGAATCGGAAATCCTCCAAAATTAACGTTACCATGATCGAAAGGAATTGCAGATATAAATCCACTCGTTCTCAAGTTGTTAAAGGTGTAATATTGGATGACAGATCTAGGTTGATCGACTTGTATGAGGCGTGCGTACAACAAGACGCTCATATAAGGAGTGTTTTAGAGACGTTGGAATCCCAAATTATTGGGGAAAGGTATATGCAGGCAAGGCAAAACGCCAATGGTCAATATGTCCGTGATGTAGAAGCTACGAAGAAAATACAAGGGAGTCAATTCATCAAGATCATCAAGGGTATTGCCGAATCTAAATTGTACGGTTATACACTGATTGAGATTAACCCTACAACCGATCCTATTACGGGTAAATTGAATGACGTAAATCTCATCGAACGCCGCAATGTATTGCCTGAACAAAAGACCGTATTGAAACGTCAAGGCATATGGCTTCCTAATTGGGATCTTGAGGCTCCTAAATATAAAAAGAATTATATCCTTATAAACTCTGGTGATCTAGGCTTGTTCTCTGCCACTACCCCATTGATTCTCGCCAAGAAATTCACGTTGGCTAACTATATAAATTTTAGCCATACATATGGACAACCTATTATCCATGGTAAATCAGAGAGTGAGAATCTTGGAGATCGAAATAGGCTAGCCAACGATATCGCCTCAGCCGCCACCAATCGTGTCATCGTAACCGGATTGAAGACGATATCGATGTCAAAGCGTTTACCATGTCCAATAGCGAGAAGATTTATACGAGCCTTATCGAGCTGGTCAACGCCGAGGTTTCAAATTTAATACTAGGTTCTGAGTCTATGGCTGGGGCGACACAATCCTATGTTGGGTCAACAAAAGCCCATCAAGATATTTTCCGAGATCGCATCAAGGTTTACCGGGAATATATCGAGAACGCCATGAACGAGGAGATTATCCCACGACTAGTAGCTATGGGATATATAGATGACGGGTTGGAGTTTAAATATTCCGGAGGGTTGGAGATGAGCGTTGATAGCAAGATAGATCTCTATGATTTTCTCTCGGATAAGTATGAGATAGAGCCAGAAGAGATCGCCAAGGAATTTGGTGTTGTTGTAAAGAAACAATTTAATAATCCCGCTGGATGGAATGATATAAATGATGATGGTAAGGTCGACGGCAAGGATAACGTAGTTTCAGGTGGATCAACGGGGATTGTCGCCCCCACGCCCAGAAGACGTTATAGGAGAAGAAGTAGCGGTAGTGTAGCGAACTATTTACGGGAGGTCATGAATGGAAGACGAGATATTTGATGAGACTAAAGTCGATGATAGGACAGATAAGGAATACGAGTATTTATTATTTCTATTCGAACAATTGTTAGATAAATTCGATAACCAAACCATAGATCTTGAGGAATTTCAAGAGATCGTTGAAGCTAGGGTCATGTTCGCTTTCGGGCATTGCGTAAGGAGATTTGGCATAGACCTTAACGAGGCGTTAGATATAGTGAGGAATCATGATGAGTCA